AGCGACGCTGCCATGCCCTCGTGTCGTGCCGTCACAGCCGCCCGCAGGGCAGCGTTGCTCTCGTCCAGTGTCACCGTCGTCCTCCTGGTGGTGGTCCCGATACGTGCATGCTCGACAGCCCGCCGCCGCGCTCGTACACGAACAGCTCCATCGCCTGCCTGTTGCCCACGAAGCCCTGCTGTGCGTGCCACTCGTCCGGCGGACACAGGGCAGGGGCCACCCGCACGAGCACGCCGTCGATCGTCTCGATCGGCCGACTCCACTCGGCGGATTGCTGGTGGTAGTGCCCGGTGTGGATCTCGCGGTAGGGGCACTGGCTCCACAATTCCGCCGCCTCGAGCGCCATGAGCTGCGGCAGCCGCTTTTTGGCTTTGTGGCCGTGGCAGAACCCGAGCAGGTTGCCGGCGTGGTGCAGGTACTTGCGGGGCAAAAACGTGTCCTCGACCCGCACGCGGCGGTCCCGTCGAAACCGTTCCTGGAGGATCCGCAGCCACGCCCAGGTCAGCGTCTCGTCGTGGTTGCCGTGCACGGCGAGCGCGTCGGTCGGGGCGATGTCGCCGGCCAGGTGCACGACCCGCAGCAGCTCGTCGGTGCCGATCTGGATCATCTTCTGGAGCCGGCCGTCCCGCTCGAGCGGCGTGCCGCTCGTCGTGGTGCCGCTCGGCGTGTCGTAGTGGTACACGTCACCGAGCGTGGCCACTGTCAGCCGGCTCGGACGCATGGATGCGGCGATCGACAGCAGCTCCTGCGACGCCTGGCGGATGAGCGTGGCCGCGATGCCCACGTCGTAGTCTTGCTGGCCTGTCGTGCGAGCCCACGCGTACTTGCCGAAGTGCGGGTCCGCGATCACGAGCACCGCCCAGCGGTCGCCCTTGACCGACTTGGTCTTCGGCCGGGACGGCCGCACGATGTCTCGGCTGGCCGCCGCGATCATCGCCTCGACGACCTCACGCACGCCCGGGCCGGGTCGCGGCTTGAGCCGCACGAACACGCGAAACAGCTCGGTCACCACCGGCTGGCCGGTCGCCCGGTCGACTGACATGCCCTCCCACTTCGTGGCCTCGGACGCCGCGACCTCGTACTTGGTCATGTCGGCTTCGATGTGCGATAGCAGGTCCTCGACCGTGCGGATCGTGCGCGAGACGCTTCTAGCCTCGACGGTGTCTCCGTCGGTGCGCTGCGTGATCTGCTCGGCGTCCCTGCCCGACGGCACGTCGGCTGCCGCCTCGGCCAGGACGGCGTCGGCTAGTGGCTTCGTCGTCCGATCCACGCCTCGACTCCTTGGATGCCGCAGATGTCGTGGCCGAGCTTTTGGCACACGGTGACGATGGCACGGGCGAGCGCCCGCTTGTGCATTGGTACCTGGCCGACACGCCACCGATCACGCAGCTCCTCGAGCTGCCGCAGGTCGTCCTCCGGTAGCCGCATGTACCACGGCGCGTACCCGGGGCCTTTGTTCGCCGCGACGGCAAGCACCTGGTCGATGATCGACGGCGTGTCGTCACTCGTCACGTCGGAAGCCCTCCTGCTCGAGGACGGTGGTGAGCATGCCGGCAAACTCAGACACCGACTCTTCCGAGATGTCGGGCCACCTTGCGTGGATCAGCTCGTGGAGGAGCGTGTCGAGGTAGTCGGTGCCGGTCAGGCGGGAGTCGACCTTAATCGTGCGCGTGGCGTAGTCGCACAGGCCGTAGAGATTGCGCAGCCGCGCCCGGACGATGTGCCACTTGGCACCGGCGATCTCGATCGTCCGCTGTCGCCTCGCCATGCCACCACCTTATCCATGTGCGTCCAAATCCGTGGTGCCGGTGTGGTCAGGGTTTGGTGTGCCGATGCCGATTCTGTAGCCAACCTCGTTGAGCCATTGCTGGCGCTGCTGGCATCCGCAGTCCTTGACGCCTAGCGCAGCGGCCACACGTTCCTTGGTGATGCCTGCGGAGTCCAGCGCGGCGGCGACGCGATCACCAAGGCCGGGAGCGGGTGCACACTCTGCGTTCACCGGCAGCCGACGGACGCGCACGCGACGGCCGCACCGGTTGCACGTGCAGTCATGCATGTGATCGGCGTCAGTGCACACGAACGCGCACGCCGTCATGGGAGGACGATGTCCACTGATTGAACGACAACGCTATCCATTGTCGTGTCTGCATCAGTCACGCTTGAAATAAGCTGCCAATCCGAACCGATGGAGAAGCCTGGCTGCCCAAACAATGGAGCGTACGGCATTGGGTTTGTGAACTGCCCGTTGATGCACTGGGACACAACAGACCTGTCGTTGACTGCATTGGACGCTTGAGAGCAGTCTGCGGACGAGGACGTGCACCCGCCTATGGTGTCAATGTCGTAGTATTGAGAATTGCCGCACGATAACTGCCCGCTGCTATACTGCCTTTCCATTTTTCCAATAAGCCGCACGTTTAGAAGTTGCAATGCATAAAACAGATTTGTCGGCGCGGTGCTTGGATTGTTGTACACATCCACAACAATAGTTACCGCTCCGCACCCTGAAGGCTGTCCCTGCACTTCAACGGACCACCTGGTAAACGCTCCAAGAGAGCCGATGCGCGTCAAAAAATGCGTACCGTCGAGTATTGATGTTTTTGCGGCCACAGACTCTTTTTGCGTTGCTGTTCCAAACTCGCTCTGCGTGTTGTAGATTCGCGTGCGTTGCAAAAGGTAATCGTTGGCCGTGATTTCCACTATCACATCGGTGGCTACGCTCCAGTCTCCTGTGCAAGGATTGCAACACGGCGAGCATCCCAAAAACATCACGCACACTCCGCCGCAATCAGTACCCACGTGCTGTCAATCAATGCACACGCCACCCGTCGCGTGCCGCTAGATACGGTGACCGTGGCGAAATAGTTGGTGGCCGTGAACGTTGTGGCAGGTGACAACGCCGTGCCGTCGCCGGCTTGTTGCGTCACCGTGGCAGTGGCGCCTTTGTTCCACGTTGCGGAGACGGTTCCCAGTCGCACGGTGCCCCTCCCTGCGCCAATCCGCACCAGTGCCCATTTGTTCGCACCAGTCCCGGACTCCTTGTAAATGATGGCCGCACCGTTGCCGCCGCTTTGCAGCTCGGACGTCGATGCCTTCGGGCCGGCCGTCGCGTCCGCCGTGTTGCGGACCTCGAGCTTGACCTGAACAAGGCCATCCACAGCCAGCCTGCCGATTGCGTTATTGGCGATTGGCTCCACGGCGACGCCGAACAAATCGTTGGTCGAGGTGGTTGGCGTGCTGCCCCTCAAGACAGGTGATTGCTCGTACTGGGCCGTGGCCGGCCCAGTAACGCCAGTTGGTGCGACCTCCAGCCCGGTGATCGCCAGCACGCCCCAGCGTGGCACGGTCTGGCCGCTGACGTTTTTGCACGGCAGTGCCGTGTACGGGGCGCTGCCATAGATCGGGCCATCTGCGTCGAACCCGTCGCGCTGACCAAGAACGACGTCCGCCGCATCCTGCGCGCGGTTCCACGCGCCGGCCGAGAACGCCGTCCGCACCGGTTGTCCTGGCTCGACCCGGCCGTCACGACGAGTAGGCACTAGGTGACTCCGATTCCAAGCAAACTAAAGTCGGCCTCGGGGTAGACCTGATTGACGTACACGTGCGTGGGCCGCTTTAACAAAGTCGCGTCAACGACTTGATCCCAGTACCTCACCCACAGGTACTCATGGCCCTTTTTTTCAATGCCTGTAATGCTGCCAATGGTGAGGGTCGGCAGCGTCGTGCCGTCTGCATTGGGTGACGCCACAAACTTGAACGATAGCGACCACGGACTATTGCCCTTGTCCTCGTCCCAATCCTGTGAGCCGTTCGCCCCCATGAACAACACTTCGCCGGCCCGGAAGCTACGGAACGCCTGGTTGTTGGTGGTACCTGTCAAGCTGGACACGATCTTGACGTAATCGTCAGTGATGTACTGGTGCGGCACGTCATAGTTTTCAGTCCATTGGAGCGCTGGGACGACAATGTCAACGCCTTGGACAGTGTCGCCGTCGACGCCGATTGCGCCTTGCTGGTCTGGTGCCGGCGAGTCTCCACCGACTGGGTATCGCTTCTCTTGCGACGTGGTGCGGCCGCCAAGGGCTGAGCCAGCACCATACGACGGCTGTTGCGAGATGTGCGTGGTAGCACCGCTGGTGTCGAAGGACCTCGACCGACGGATCGGTTGGGGTTGCGTGTCATCGTCCGCGCCTCGGCTGACGTAGGTCACCGTCAGTTGCCACGCCTTGTCGCCGAGGTACTCGAGCGTGTAGCTCTCGGCTTGCAGTTTGTTGAGCGGCTGCCCGGGATATTGCCAGAACATGTAGTCAGTCCACAGCGTCAAATTGACGTCTGCGTGCACCGCAATGTCGTCGTCAGTGCCGAATATTTTCCACGATTTCTTGTACGTGTTTTGCGAACGCCTGTTGAGTCGATGAATGGTCGCCGACCTGCTGGCGCGGTCCTCGACCCATGTGTATGTCGGCATGGCTCTACCTACGTTGCGACTGCGTCTGTGCCTTGGTCGACCAGCTTGACTATGCCCTTGTCAATGGCCGTAAGCAGGTCGATCTGGCGCTGCGAAAGGCTTGATCCGACGCCGAGGCCGCCGATCGCAGCAGCCGAAAACGTGCCGGCTATGTCCGTGCGACTGCGTTCCTCGTTTTGCATTCCGGCTTGCATGGCCGAAGCGTCGGCCGGCTGTGAGTCGGCAGCCACGCTCGGATTCGACAGGTCCTCGGCCTGACGATTGGCCGCGTCGCGTGCCGGATTCGACGCTGGCGCCGGCTCGGCCCCTGGTGCTGGCTTCCTGGCCTCTGCAGCGGCCTTTCTGTCGGCTTCTCTCTGCTGTCGGCGTCGCTCGACACTGTCCGCGCGCTCCTGAACCTTGTCCTGTGCGGCATCTTGAGCCGCTCTCACACGACGGTCGGAGTCGGCCGCAGTTTGTTGATTCTCCTTGTCAGCCTGAGCCATCCTGCCTGCCACGCCTGGCCGGTCCTGTTCGCGCTGTCTGGCCCTAGCCGCCATCTCGCTGTCGACCTTTTCGTTTTCTTTGGCAAGGTCGTAGCCCTTTTGCAGAAAAGACTGCACGTAATTCCATGACTTTTGCACGGTCGCGACCATGGCATCCCAGGACGCCATGATTCCGTTCAAGATGTTATCCATGATGCCCGTGAGCACAGCGCCGACGGTGTTTGCTGACTGCACCACATTGCTCCACATTTGGTCCCACACGACGTACAGCTGCGTGCCGGCCATCGTGAAAATGTTCAAGATGCTGTTTATCACCACCTCGACGGCACCGACGAGGTCGGCGTCGGCGACTGCGTCGCTTAGTGCAGACCAATTTCCGGTAAAAGCGACCAGACCAGCTACCGCAGCGGCGATCAGTGCAGGTATGAGCACGATCGGCGACATGATCGCGCTCACCGTCGCGGAGACCACAGCAAGGCCGCCGCCAACGGCGTAGATCGCCACGCTTAAGCCGATAAATCCAGCCGTGAGCTGTGCGACCAGTGCGATCGTCTCTTGATTGTTCGACACAAACGCCGCCGCGCCTTCGGCAAACCGCGACAGCGTCACAAAGGCCTGCGTTAGCGATGGCGCCAAGGCGGATCCAATGGCGATGGCCAGTCGCTCGAGCGACGCCAACAGGCCGAGGCCCGTGCCGCTCAATCCGCCCATCGTGACTCCGAACTTGTCGGCGACCGACAGCGCACCAGCCATGCCATCGCGCATCGCCGCAAAGCCATCGACACCTGCGGTGGTCAGCACCGCCGCGGCACGGATTGCATCCGACCCGAAGATTTGCCGAAACACGTCATCCTTGGCTGCCTGGTCCATGCCGGCCATGGCCTGATTGAGCCGGCCGATGATCTGCACCATTGGCAGCATCTTGCCTTCGGCGTCGCGGAATGAGTCGACTGTGAGGTTTAGTCTTGCAAGCGCGTCAACGGCTTCGTCGGCCGGAGCCATGAGACGTTGCAACATCGTCTTGAGCGACGTGCCGGCGTCAGAACCCTTGATGCCGGCGTTGGCCAGGAGCGCGAGCGCCGCCGACGTGTCCTCGATGGATTGGTTGGCGAGGCCGGCCACGGCGCTGACTTGTGACATCGCCAGCGCTATGCCTTCGATCGACGTGCTCGACGCGTCTGCGGCAGCGGAGAGCGTGTCGGCGGCCTTGGCACTTGTGACACCGAACACGTTCATCGCGTCGGCCATCACGACTGCCGCCGACGCCACGTCCATCTGTGCGACCTTCGCGAACTGCACGGCGGCCTGGCCGGCACCGCCCAGAACCTGCTCGAGCGATACGCCCGCCTTTAGCAGTTCCAAAAATCCTTGAGCCGCCTGCGTCGGCCCGATGCCGAGAGCTGCACTCATGGTCATGGCAGCCGCTCGCACAGCGTCGAGCTGCTCGGCAGTCGCACCGGTCGACGCACGCATCGACAGGAGCACGTCTTCGAACCGCGATGCCGCGCCGACGGCGGCGACGACGGGAGCGGTTAGTGCGGCACCGGCGGCCGCCATCTGGCCGCCGACCTGCCGCAGGTTCGCCCCCATTTGGCCGATGCGCTTGTTGACCTGGGCGATCGTGCCGTAGAGCTTCGACGCGTCCGCGCCGATCTCGACGAACGCACGACCCATCCGGACTGCTGAAGCACTCATGTTCTCACCTTGTGCCAGTCAGGGCCGAATAGTGCGGCGATCTCCTCGGGCGTAGCCTGTCTGGCGGCTGGCCGACTCACGAAGGGGTGGAAGTCATGAGGTTTTCGTGCGGGCTTGCCTCTTCCACGGTGATTGTTGTGGTACAGGCAGATGAGGTTGGCCGTGTGCCACCAGTCGTGCTCCAGCCGCGCCGTGCGGGCGGCGATGAGCTGTCGGAGTGTCCAGTCTCCTGGGTGCACTCCGAGGATGCCGGCAGCTTCCCAGATTGTTCTCCAGACTTGACTGTCGTGACCATCGTTGCCAGGTTCGCCTCCGCCTGGTCCAGCAGCTCGCCCGTGATTTCCTGCATTTTGCGGGCGAGAGTTGCGACCATCCGACGGAGGCGTTGGGGGAAAAAACTGATCAGTTCCTCCTCGAGCGACTTGGTCGCTGCGTCAAGGCAGTCACCACGCAGTCCGTCCAAAAACTGCTCCTTGGTCAGTTTGCGATCCTCGACCTGTGCAACCAGGATCGCGTAGAGCACCTCGCCAGTCGTGGCGTACTGGCTGCGAAGGACCTGCAGCGTCTGTGCGATTGATGCGATGTCGACGATGTCAAATGCTTTGGTCAGCTTTTTGCCGGTCGGCATCCCCTCTGCGTTCAGCTCGTCGACCGTGACAGTGACCATCTCTCGCACGCGTAGCGCAGCAAGCACTGTAAGTGCGAGTCTCCACGGCCGGCCCTCGTCGTCCTTGAACTCTTGCATGGTTACCTCAGACTAGCCCTCGTCATCCGAGCTTCCACCTGGTAGCTGGTCACACCGTCAAGCGGATTGGACTCCGACACGCTGGTGATGATCGCGCTGAAGGACCAACCGCCGCCGCCGCCGCTTATGGCGACCAGTTCACCTGCCGTCAGCCTGGCGAGCTGGCACTCGGAGGACTCCAGCACCTCGAATGAGACAGAAGCGTCCCAGCCCGTGGAATAGGCTGTGGCATACCGGGAGCCGTATTCCTCGACGTCGAGCGTACGCGCAGTGGCGGTCCACTCGACGTTGCGCACGCTCGTGACGCTCGTTCCCACCGTCAGGGTGGCATCTTTGCCGAGCGTAATAGCCAAGCCTCACCCCCGCCGAGCGGTAATGGTGTAGGTCACTGGGCCGTCGATCGCCGCGTTCTCGGTTACAGACACAATCATGAAATTACTCGTGAGCGAGTTGCTCTCGAGCGACGCGATCACGCCAGTGACGTCGTGGCACTCGATCTCCCACGTCTGCGTCTTAAATCCGGCATCGAACGCGCGATAACCGGCTCCGCCGGTTGTGCCGCTGATGTTGCTGCGATTGCTGACATCGACGGCCTCACACTCTTCGGTGAACGTCGCCGAGATGATGTCCAAGCCAAACGGAGGAGCTGCGGAGTCCTTGCCAAGATCGATGGCCATCTATTCACCCTCTGTATCAGGACTGGGTCTTGTACCGCGTCGCGGACACGGTGAACGTTTTGATTCCGTCGAGCGGCTCCGAGCGAGCCACGTTTGTCACCAAAAATTCGATCGTGTCTGCGGTCTTCAAATTGGTGTGATCAAGCGTGAACGACGCGCCCACGCTGACGCCGGGGTCGTCGACGCACTCGACCTCGATCGTCTGCTCGATCAAGGTCTTCTTGTACTTGCGAAAGCCAGCGGACCCGTCGGCGAACGACGTGCACTCGACCTCGTTGGCCGCGTTGTTGATCGTGATGGACCGAGCACCTGTCAGGCCGGTGACGGTCACGTCCTTGCCAAGAGTTACAGCCATCGAATCCTCCCGTGGCGGTGTTTGTCAGACTACGACCGTCGCCGTGCTGGCTCGCAGGGGGTGTGGACGACTAGGGGCCGCGGATCTGGTCGCGGAACTCTTTCTCAATGCGTGGTTGCGCCAGCCTGAGGCCCTTCTGCATGTACTGCCTGCGCTTGATGCGGATCTTGAACGAGTAGGCGCCTGTCATGGTCCGTCGCCTGCCGTCACGACTCCGTCTCTTGGACGAGCCCTCTTTTGGCGGCGTGTTGGTCAGCACGCCGTACACCCGGCCTCTTCCGCTTTTGGGGATCGGCTTGAACCAGCGTCTGGAAGACCCGCCACGCTCCACCAGCGCGTTGAGTTTTGGAAACTTGGCCGGCCCGACAACGACCGACTCGGATCTTCTGTCGTAGTCGAACTGAATGTCCGACAGCAGCATTCCCTTGGGATTGCGCGTGGTCTTCCAGCTTGTCACCTTGTCGGACAGTGGCACGCGGTTGACGAGCGCGACCAGTTTGAGGTTGAACCTGGTACCAACCGTGACGTTGACAGGTCGCTTGCGCGGCACACGGTTGGACATCGCACCTTGGGTGCGACGCATCACAATGGCGCCGACTCTGGTCAACGCTTTGGCGCGAGCCTCGCCGACCTTGCGTCGAATGCGCTCGTTCTGGATTTTGAACTTGCTCTTGGGCAGGTCGAGCGTGAACTTGAACCCACCGCCTGGCAGGGGCGTGAAGGAGCCACCGCGGGTCAGCTGCGAAATGCTCGCCATCACGTGTTGACCGCACGGAAGACGATGTAGCTGGCTGTGATGACAGCCCTCCAAACGTTGCGCTCTTGTAGGGCCTGGTCCGGGTTCACCTCCATCTCGACAGACGACGGCGATGTGACGCCAGTAGGGAACGTGACGCCGGCAGGCCAGACGTGCGACCTCAGCACGTCAATAACTTCTTCGGCCAGCTCGTACATGTCGTCGGCGGTTTCCTCGGTTGGCGTGTGCCTTGCGACGAATACGTTGATTCCGTACGTGTACTCATGGTTGGTGCGGTTGACGCGATTAATGGTCACGGCACCAGGCGACACCACGAGCACGGCGTCGGCCAGTTCCTCGATCTCGTACTCGGGCCAATTCAGTCGCACCACGCTCGGCTGTGTGGCGACCGACGACAGCGTCGTCGCGTCGAGGCCTGACCGCACGGCGTCGGCTAAATCAAGCAGCGTGCTCATGGGCCTCGATCTGCTCCACGTTCTTCACGAGCCGCGGGTCGTCCGGGCATCGTCGCACAGCCTCGCGGGCGTACCGCAGGGCTTGTGGGTGCTTGCCTAGATTCCAGGCAGCCACGGCAGCCAGGTCGTAGGCCTTGGTCACAGCGTCCGGGTCGGTGGCGTGCGTCGACTCACCAGTGGCCTGCATGGCCGCCTCGGCGAACGTCAGGCACTCCTGCCACTCCTGCCGAAGGTAGTGCACCCACGCGAGTTGCTGCCACGCGTCGGGCTCCGCCTTCGCCTCGTAGGCTGCCCGGTGCAGATGCCGCTCGTCTTGCGTCAGCCGGTACAGGGCGCGGTATGCGTACGACCGCTCGGTCGGCGTGCCCGGCAGGCCGAGGTAGTGTGCGAACGTCGCCGCGGCGGCCGGGTGCCCGACCCATTCCTGCTCACGGGCTAGGTACCAGTGAGCGCGGGCATCGTGCGGCGCCTCGCGGACCGCCACCTCAAGCAGCTCGAGGTCCGTCTTGTGCCGCTTGCCAGGCGTCCGGTGGTGATGGATCTCCAGACCGTCGGCAACGGCCTGCACCTTCTCGCCTGACCAGCACACGAGCCCCTCGTGCGTCGGTGCCGACCACCGGAACCCGCGGCGGGCGTGGACGCGGTCCGAGAGAAAGACCAGCCCTGGCACGCCCGGTGACTTCCACGACCACACGTACCGGTACCGCAGGTTGTTGACGTTGCCAGTCCACGCCCGCTCGATCGCCTCCCGCCACCCGGGTTGCAGCCGCTCGTCGAGGTCCAGCCGCACGCACACGTCCACGTCGTCCGGCAGGTGGTACAGCGACAGGTTGTGCGCGTCGTCCCACCGCCACGGGATCACGTTGCCCGTCATCACCGTGATGCCGCAGGACCGCAGCCTCTGCGGGGTCGAGTCGGTCGACCCGGTGTCCGTGACGATCACCACGTCGGCGCCGTCGGTCGACTCGGCCCAGTCGATCGCATGGGACTCCTCGTTCTTGGCGAGCGCGTAGATGCCGATTTTCATGTGGTGATCACCGCACACTGCCGCAGGCCGTCGTCGATCCATCTGGCAGGCCGTTTGGCTTGGTCGAGGAACTCGAGCACCGCCCGCCGCACGTGCGGGTTGTCGCAGTCGTCCGCCAGGATCACCGGGCACGCGGCCACCAGCCGCAGGTCCCGCAGGGCACCCTGGTAGGAATGGTCGCCGTCGACGTGGGCAAAGTCCGCCCGCGGCAGCTCGCGGACGTGCTGCGTGTCCACGACTACAAGCTGGGCATCGATGCCGCGGCGGGCTCGGACGGCGTGCCAGTGCCGCAGGCACTCGGGCGAGTCGTCGTCGAGGCCGCCGTCGATGCAGAGGTACCGTGCCATCGGTGCCGCCACGGCGAACGCCGCGAGCGAGTAGCCGGCTCGGGTGCCGATCTCGATCACGCTGCCCGGTGCGAACTCGGCACACACGGCGGCCTTGTTGAAGTAGTGGCCGGCGGCCTCGTCCGTCAGGCGGAACCAGTCGCCCGGCCGCCAGACGTCGACCAAGGCTGCCAGCACCTGCTCCCTACTCGGTGGCATCGAGCACCTCCCAGACGGCGGCGGCCGGCAGCTCGCACACCCACGCCTCCGCGTCGTGCACGCCGTAGGACACGACGACGCGGTCACCCTGAACCGCGAGGCCGGCGGCGAACTCAATCACCCGCAGCTCGCGGAACGAGAACCAGGGCGAGACCCTCGCGAGCCGCAGGCCGGCGTCGAGCCAGATGAACCGATGCTCGTACACACGTTGCGAGCCCACGTAGCACACCTCGTGCACGCACCCGAGCCAGCCGTCTCGAAATGGCACGAGCTGTGACCCACCCCGGAACCGCTTGGCCAGCGGCGTCGTCGCACCGCGCCTCGACAGCACGTAGCCGCCGGGCAGCTCGGGGTTGGCGTCGACCGTGACTAGGTGGCCGTCGTGGTGGCAGCCGTAGAGCCATCCGCCGGGAGCCGCGAGGAACGGCATCCAGTTTTTCTCATGCTCCTGCGTCGAGACGCTGTCGAGCACCCGCAGCTGCGACATGGTCGCAGAGCGGATGTCGAGGTCCGCCGTGGCGATGCGGCAGCGGCCGTCGGTCCACGGTGCCGCGTTGCGCACGGTCGCCGACACGCCCAGACCGGTTTCGGTATGCCGCAGCCGGCAGTCCTCGAGGCCGTGCACCGGGTAGCCGCTCGTCGGGTACTCCGGGGCGACGATGTGCCGCTGACTGACGACGCCGAGGTCCTGGTTGAACCGAACCAGGATGTTTTCGGTGCGGATGACGCCGCCGTCTGCCTCGGGCATTCGGTACTGATGGTCGAAGATCTGGTAGTTGCTTGACCGCACGATCCCGATCAGGTCGCCGGCCACGACCGCGATCGTCGGGTTGAAGGTCGACCACCCGTCGTGCACCGGCTCCACGGCAATCCTGACGTGCCGAACCGCTGGCACCAGCTCGGCCAGGAGCGGCGTGTACCACGCGCGGTTGCTGCGGGCGAGCTGCTCGGTCTCGACAGCCAGGCCGGGCACGGCCAGCAGTTGCTCGGCCGCGCGGCGGCCGGCGGCGATCTCGTCGCAATAGAAGGCGTGCTGCAAAAGCCCGGCCAGGTGCTCCACCATGCCGCCATCGTGACCAGCGGCCGGCTGGCGGCCGAGGGGGTCAGGCAGCCGCGTGGACGGCCGCGTACCGCACCGTCTCCCGGATGCCGGCGGCCAGGGTGACGGATGGCCGCCAGCCCAGCAGGTGCTCGGCAAAGGCTGCGTCGACCAGGCTGCTTCCAAGGTCGCCGGCTCGTGGATTGCCGTGCACCGGCGGCGGCAGGCCACGGCCCGTGACGGCCTCGACCTCTCCCCGCACCAGCTGCTCGAGCTGGGCCACGCTCGTGCCCACGCCGGTGCCCACGTTGACCGGGAAAAGCCTGCCGTAGGGCAGCTCTGCAGTCAGTGCCAGCACGTTGGCTGCCGCCACGTCCCGCACGTGCACGTAGTCACGCACTTGGCTGCCGACGCCGTGGATCTGGCACGGCCGACCCTCCATCGCTGCCCGGCAGAAGATCGCCACGACGCCGGCCTCGCCGTGCGGGTTCTGCCGTGGCCCGTAGACGTTCGCGTACCGCAGCGCCACGGCCTGCATGTGGTACCAGTGTGCGTGCCACGCCAGGTACCGCTCCGCCGTCAGTTTGGCCAAGCCGTACGGGCTGACCGGGTCTCGGACGGCCTCTTCGACGGCCGGCTCGCGCACGTTGCCGTAGACGACGCCGCCGGACGAGGCGAACACAATCCGCCGGCAGTCATGCCGCACGGCGGCCGACACGACATTGATCAGCCCGACCACGTTGACCTCGGCGTCGAATGCCACGTCTCGCACCGACCGACTCACGCTGATCTGCGCAGCCTGGTGACAGATGGCCGTCGGTCGCACCTCCCGGACGACTCGCTCGACGTTGCCGGCGTCCCGCACGTCGACGACGTGCACAGGAACGCCTGGCGGCACGTTGGCGCGGCTGCCGGTCGACATGTCGTCGAGAACTGCGACTCGCCTGCCCGCCTCGCGCAGCTGGTCGACGACGTGGCTGCCGATGAAACCGGCTCCGCCGGTGACGAGGATCATGAGTCGGGGAACGCTGCCGTGGGTGGCGTGAACCCTGCCGTGTACCGAGCGACACCTTTGGTGATGCGGAGGTCGTCGATGTACCCAGAAAACGATCGTGTCGACGGAGCGAACGCACCGCCACCGATCACGAGCGGCCCGCTGTTGTTGGTGCTCACCGTGAATGACACGGTGTTGGAAGCAGACTGCACGCCGTCAATGAAAAGCCGCAGTGTCGATCCGCTGCGTGTGACGGCGACGTGGTGCCATGCGTTCTGGGTGGGCTCAGTCGTTGTGACCGTTTCGGTGTTTGCAGCCCAAGGCACGAAAATGATCCCACTCCCACCAAATTCCAGCGTCCACGCGTCCGATGGGGTGCTTCCTACAGGACCCTTGCCGACCAGTCCGGCGAATTGTTGATTGCCACCGTCGTGGTAGTACCACAGCTCGATCGTGAAATCGCCTGACCCTAGTTCGAGCGCGTTGGCCGACGTGATCTGCACGTAGTCGCCGCTGCCGTCAAACTTGCCGCTGGCGCCGCCAAACTTGCTTTGGGTCGTACTGATCTGTGCGTTGCCGTTGGCCGTCGCTGAGAACGCATTTGATGACGAGTCTGTAAACGTCGTGCTCGCGTTGGAGCCGTCCATGTGCAAGAGCAGCGACACGCTACTGAAGTCTTGATCGGTTGCATTAGACGGCGGCCACATCGAGTTGCGCTTGTACCAGTAGTGCAAGTGCAGCGGCCAAACACCAACAGCACTCGACGTGCTGGGGGCTGGCGGACCGATCCCGATGTACCCGCCTGGTATGCGCCCCATAGCGTCAAGAAATCTCCAGATAGCTGCACACGAACTCGAGGTCGTTCGACGCGCTCGGCGTGACGACGATTGAACGATCCTCCTCCAGCCATATCGTGGTGTCCTTGCTGACGACGACGAGCGTGGCGTCGGCCGGGACAGTTACTGTCGAGCAGATAGCGTGACCGGTGCCGCCGCCGTCATCTTGGCTGTGCAGCTTCACCGTCACATCACAGTTAAGAGACCCGTCGACGTTGGCCACGTAGAGCGACTGCACCTGCAGCGCCTTGCCCGAGCTGGCGGCGTTGTTGAGCAGCACCGTGCCCGTGGCGCCCGTGACCGCGGACAAGTACGCGGTCTTCGCAGTGATGGTCGTGGGTCCGACGATGTTGGGGGCAGCCATGAATCACCTATGACAGTGCGAGGATGAGTCCAATCGCGGATGCAGCTTGTGCGCCTGTTGGGCCGGTAGCACCGGTTGGACCACCAGAAGGCCCTGTCGGACCTCCAGCTCCGGTTGGCCCAGTAGCGCCTGAGCCGCCGGTAGGCCCTGTGACTCCTGTGGACCCTGTTGCACCAGTCGGGCCAACGTCGCCAGTCGGTCCACCAGACGGGCCTGTGGCGCCTCCAACACCGGTCGGCCCAGTTGGTCCGGTCACATTCGACGCAGCACCGGTCGGGCCTGTGGACCCTGTCACTCCCACTGATCCAGACGAACCGGTCGGCCCTGTGACGCCAGAGGCTCCGGTCGGTCCTGTGCTGCCGACCGAGCCAGTGGGTCCGGTGACTGTGGACGCAGCACCTGTCGCACCGACAGCACCGGTCGGGCCTGTCGGTCCGGTGATCGCCAGATCGATCGGACCGCTGGGCCAGCTGCCCGACTCCTTCGGCCCGTAGAGCTTTCGGCCGACCGTGTCAATGAACAAATCGCCGTTGTTGCCGACTCCACCCGTAGGCGCAGTCACGCCGGCCAGGACGGGCGAGCCACCGGATGGGAGCGAGTAGAACGGCATGGCATCACTTTGCCCTGTGGGCGGCCTCGAGGTGAGGGGGTGCGGTCACGCGTCCGGCCCAGCGACCACGCCCTGCTCAACGCCCACCTTCGCCACGTATGCCATGAGCGCCCCCACCGCCGCCGCGAGGTCCGCGTCGGCCTCCGCTCCCGCGAGCAGGTCGCGCACATGGAGCCGCACCGGCTCGGCTGGTGCCTCTTCGACGCCGGTCTCGGTCGTCCTGAATCGGACGAGGGTCACGCGGGCTTCGGCGTCGCCGCCTGTCACGCTTGACACAACGATCTCACGGACCCACAGGCGGTCGTACGTGGCTGCGTAAGACAGCGGTTCGGCGGCGTACAGCGTGGGGATGTCAGCCATTGATCCTCTCCTCTAGTGCGGCGATGCGTGCGTTGGACTCTTGCAGTGCCTTGACGAGCAGCGGGATCAGCGTCTGGTACGCGACAGACAGATACTCCGTGCCCTGCTGGACAACGCCGTCTAGGTACGGCTGACCAGCCAATGCCTGTTGAAGGTCTTGTGCAATGAAGCCCGGCTGGATGCTCTGATCCTTGCTCCATGACTCCTTGTAACGGAATGTCACGGGCCGCAGAGCCTCTATCACGTCGGTGCATGACGACAGCGGAGCGATGTCGTTCTTGATTCGTTCGTCGGAGCCGTTGACATACGCGCCAGCACCCCACACTCCGGTGCCGTTGCATTGGAGGTTGTATGCGCCTTGGTCGGTGACGCCGACGATGACCTCGCCCGTGCTATTGACGCGAATGCGCTCGGCCGTAGCAGTTTCGTCATACAGGAAAAACTCACCGCCAAATCCGCCGCCGCGATACCCGCTCCCGGCGGTGCCGAAAATCCATGAACGCGCGCCGGTGCCGTCGTAATCGCATCGCACAGACGCCGACCCGGTGCCGTCCTGCTCTACGTGCAGCACGCCGTCGTCGGCGTTATTTGCCCTAATGTGGCACGGACTGGAAGGCGATCCCCCAATCCCCACATTCCCCGACGCATCCACGCGCACCCGCTCGGTGCCGTTGGTGACGAACGTCAGAATGTTCGCGCCTCTGCGGCCAATGCCTGTGTCGGGGTCACCATCGAACCCATAGGCGACGCTGTTTGCCGTGTCGATGTCGTCCGCGAGTATCTGCCCCGCGAACGTGGCGGTGCCGGTGGAGGAGATGGTGAGGCGGGTGGTGACGCTGCCACCTGTCGGCGTGGTGCGAAACACAAACCCGCTGAACGTCTGCTGATTCGCGTCGAAGTAGCACAAACCATCAGAGACGTTTCGGTATATGTCGATTGTCTCGCCCGCACCCTCTTCGATCCGTAGTGCAGTGCTGTTGCCGTTCAACGTGAGGGGTATGCCGCTGGATGCCGTGATGGTGGCGTTGCCTGTAATCGCCGCCCCCGACTGCCCGACGATCTGCCCCGCGAACGTGGCGGTGCCGGTGGAGGAGATGGTGAGGCGAATGGTGCCGGTGGTAGTAGTGGCATTTGCTGCGGTATAGAGTCTTACCTCACTCGCCGCATTGCTGAGCGCCGACCCGCCGCCGATCGCAACTAGGTTTTCCGTCGCGGTGCTGTAGATGCCGATGCCTTGGACGGTCTCTTCGGTCGCCGTGTAATGTGCCCCGACGACCTGCGCCGCCTTGTCTGTTGCGTCGGCGGCTGTATTTCGCAGAACTACCGTAGGTGAGGCCATCGCCTGCGTCACAGTGATGCCAGCAGTGAACGAGGGGCCAGCCGTCGGCTGCACCGAGAGCGTGGTACGCGCCGCCTCCGCGTTGGCGTCGTCAATCAGACTGCGCCCAAACGACGTGCAGGTGATCTCCTCCACGTCGCCAGCACCAGCAGACGAGCGACCGAGCAGGCGGTCGGTGGCGGAGACGTTTTGGATTTTGGCGTAGGTGACGGCGTCGTTGTCGATCGTCAGCACCGTGCCGGTGCTCGAGATCGTGATGTCGCCCTTGTCGCCGTCGCTAAACCCGACGCCGGCCACGCCTGTCGGGCCGGTTGCGCCGGTTGGCCCTGTCACGCCTTGGGAGCCTTGACTGCCGGTGGAGCCGGTCGGGCCTGTGGCGCCGGTCGCGCCCACGGATCCCGTGTCGCCAGTCGCGCCCTGCGCTCCGGTTGGCCCTGTTGCGCCGGTCGATCCGACGTCGCCTTGGGCACCCGTCGCGCCTGTTGGCCCAGTCGCACCCACGTCGCCTTGCACGCCTTGCGATCCGACAGCTCCTGTCGGTCCTGTCGCGCCGGTGGCACCGACGGATCCCGTGTCACCGACGATGCCTTGCGGCCCGGTGCTGCCTGTCGGCCCAGTAGGCCCGGTCGACCCGACTTCGCCTTGTGCACCGACAGCGCCCGTTGGCCCAGTGACGCCTTGGTCACCTTGGGCACCGGTCGGGCCGGTGGCGCCTGTCGCGCCAACGGATCCCTGCGGCCCTGTGCTGCCAGTTGGCCCGGTGACACCTTGCTCACCCTGCGAGCCGGTCGGGCCAGTGGCACCGACCTCACCTTGGCTACCAACGGCACCTGTTGGCCCTGTCACGCCTTGATCACCAGTGGCGCCTGTCGGGCCGGTCACGCCCTCGTCACCCTGGGCGCCGGTCGCACCCGTCGGCCCAGTCACGCCCTGGCCACCGACAGCGCCTGTCGGCCCGGTCGCGCCGGTTGCGCCCACGTCACCCTCTGATCCCGTTGGCCCTGTTGGCCCTGTGTTGCCGATGTCGCCCTGCGCGCCAGTGGCACCAGTTGGGCCTGTCACGCCTTGCTCACCTTGCGACCCGGTTGGGCCTGTCACACCTTGGGTGCCGCTGGCACCGGTTGGTCCGGTGACGCCTTGCTCACCTTGGGCACCCGTTGGGCCGGTCTCGCCGATAAGACCTTGGGCACCCGTCGGGCCTGTTGCGCCTGTCGACCCAACGTCGCCCTGCGCGCCAACGGCACCGGTTGGTCCGGTCGGGCCAGTGACGCCTTGCTGGCCTTGCGCGCCAGTCGGTCCGGTGCTGCCAACGTCACCGACGGCTCCCGTCGGGCCTGTCTGGCCAACGTCGCCGACCACGCCTTGGGCGCCGGTTGGCCCCGTCGGCCCTGTCGAGCCTTGTGCGCCCGTGTCGCCGGCGACGCCTTGCGCTCCGGTCTGGCCTGTCGCGCCTGTCTCGCCTGTTGGCCCGGTGACACCCTGCACACCCTGCGACCCGGTTGGCCCGGTAACGCCTTGGATGCCTTGCGGTCCCGTCGCGCCGACGTCGCCTTGGCTACCGGTCGGCCCAGTCAATCCGATCAGGCCTTGCTCGCCTTGGGCGCCTGTGGCACCTGTCGGGCCGGTAGCGCCGGTGTCGCCGACGGCTCCAGACGAGCCGGTCGGCCCCGTCGCTCCCGTGGCGCCCTGCGCGCCCGAGCTGCCCTGTGCACCGGTCGGGCCTGTTGCACCTGTGCCTCCGATGTCGCCTTGCGGTCCTGTCGGTCCTGTCGATCCGACGGCGCCCGTGGAGCCGACCGAGCCTGTGGCACCCACGCTTCCGGTCGGGCCTGTCGCGCCTTGGACGCCCTGCGGTCCGGTGATCGATTCGCCCTGGGCGCCAGTTGGCCCGGTCGCACCGGCAACGCCCGTGGCACCGACGCCGCCCGTCGATCCTTGCGGGCCGGTTGGCCCGGTCGCACCTGAGGTCGAGAACTCCGTCCACGTCGTCAGGTCGCTGCCCAGCTGCCACAGCAGGCCCGTGGCCGTGACGTGCACGAGCATGCCGGCCTCGCGTCGTGCGGACGGGATCGCGTCCCTGTCCGCATTGCTGGCGACCGTGCGGTAGCCGCCCTTGCCGTAGAGCGCCTCGTGGCTCGGGTGCACGTCGGTCGTGTCGAACGGCACGACCGGCGCGGCGACGTTCGTGCCCTTAATGTTGGCCATCAGCTCACCACCACGACGACGGTGCCGGTGATCGGGTACGTGCTGCGGTAGATCGTGTAGCTACGTGCGGCCTGCGCCGTAAACGTGATCGACCTGGTCGTCGTCTCCCAGGCAGAGTTGACCAAGCCGCCGACCGTAAACGTGGGCGAGCCGAACGACGCCGGGAGCACAAAGTGCAGGTAGGCGGCCGTCGCCACGATCGTGCGCGTCTGGCTGCGGCCGTCGGCCATGTCGCTCGTCAGCTGCGACGCAATCTGGCCGTCCGTGATCGCCGCGGCCGTGCTCGCGCCCCACCACCGCAATAGCAGGGCAGGGGAGGTGGCCGTGTCGTCCGCGACGGCCTTCGTGTGGACGCGCATCGTGGCTCGGAACCCGTCGCCGTACCGCCAGACCGGGATACCTCGAGGTGCCGCCACCTCGTACGTCACGTCGGAGCCGCTCTGCGTGTCGACCACGCGGTCGTGCCGCTGCGGCACGCCCAGCGGAAAACTGGCCGTCTTGATCACGAAGTCCCGAGACTCCCACCGCTCGACGACGCCGTTCTGGTCGGCAGCCTCAAAGACGGAGCTGCCGACCGTCGCCGTGAGGTTCACAGTCGTCGCACCGCGCACGTACCGCACCGTCCGCCCGGCCGAGGTCGCCAGCCGGTCAGCCAGCCAGGACGCACCTACGGCGAGCATGTCGGACATCGGTCACTCCACGGCGCCACAACGCCGCCGCGGCGCGTCGTGGATACGCGCCGGCGGCGGGTTGCGGCAGGTCTCGGACTCGCGTCGGATCAGCGCTCGAGCTTGACGCTCACCGTGGACGCACCCGTCACGGCCTGCGCGACGGCGTAGCCCATGTTCACGCCGGTGACGGTCGTGGCGACGCCGCTGGTGGCGTACCACTTGACCTGCGCACCGGCCGCGATGGTCTCGCTGTTCGCACCCGAGGAGTGCTTCGGCACGCTGTAGACGCCCTCGACGGCGACGACACCGACCGCACCGTTGGCGATGGGGCGCGGCGCGACACCGACGAGCGAGCCGATCACGACCACGTCGCCGGCGGCGATCGCGCCGCTGGCCGTGTGGTCGAGGTAGTAGCCATTCTGAACCGTATCTGCCATGGAACTGGTCCTCTGCTGCTGATGGGTGTGGGTGCCGGCGGGCGGACACGCTGCCCGCCCGCCGGCGAATGATCACGACACGGCTCAGACGTCGACCTTGACGCCCGCGAGGTACTCCGCCTTCGACACGCCGAAGTCGTAGTAGCCACGCATCTGGACCCCGAGCACGTTGAAGTCGGCCTCTGCCGTCTCCACCACCGGGCTCTGCACGCCGTTGAGGAACGCCACCTCCATCACCGGCAGGTCGGCCGGCGAGGCGAGGAGGTAGTGGTCGGTCACGTTGGTGAGGTAGGTGGAAGCCACCACCTCGTAGCGACCGGCCAGCACGTTCCGCTCCGGCTGACCCGTGGTGGCACCGCTCTGGATCAGGGCGGAGCCCATGATCTCCAGCGCGGCGACCTCGAGGTCGACCGGCACGAGCAGGATCCGCGGCGTCACCGCCAGCGGGTTGCCGTCGGGGTCCTTCAACTTCCTGAAAGTGGTCACCACGTTCTTGAGGCTCGACACCGACAGCGCCGCCGACGCCGGCGTGGTGCCGGACGTCATGAGGTTCTTGCGGGCGGTCGTGAAGAACGACGCGTCGTCGAGGAACGCCGTCCAGAACACGTCGTTGAGCTTGAGCGCACCACCACGACCGATCCGCTGCGGCACCGCGGTGAGCGCACCCAGGTCATCGTTGATGAGGTCGGTGCGGGTGACCGACGTCATGATGCCGTAGGTGCTCGCCGAGATCGTCCGCGACTCGTCGCTCGTCGCCGCGTGCTTCAGCTCGCCGCCGTTCGCCACGGCCTCGAACTTCATGCCGCCGTTGAGCCGGTACGACGTCAACGTCTTGAAGTCGTTGACCGCACGCACCGCCGAGATGCTCCGCCACGCCGACTCGACGCTGTCGAAGCCGGCCAGGAGGAACTTGTTGACCGTCGCCGACAGGATGCCGCTGATCGAGTGCGTCGACCAGGCCGCCTGCAGCACCGGACGCAGCGTCGAGCTGGTGATCTTCTGCGGGCCGTCGTAGCCGTTGGCCACGGCCGCCTGCAGGATCACCTCGCCGAGCGTGATCTGCCCGCGGGCCTTGTGCGCCGCCTCGAGCACCTTGGCGTCGTACTTCTGCTCGACGCCCGGCAGGCCACCCTGCATGGCGAACGAGGCCTGGATGACGTCCGCCGAAGGCGGGGCGTGCTCGACGATGTGCACGGCCGGGGCCGCCGGCCGCTCGTCGCGGGCCGCCTTGAGGTTCTCCATGTCGGTGACCTTCTTGTTGAGGACGTCGACGGTGGCGATGAGCTTGGCCAGGTCGACAGCCGGTGCAGGATCGGACTCCACGGCGACCTCCGCCGTGGCCGCCACGGCCGGGGTCGACACGACCTCGTCCGTGGGCTTGGTGGTGGCGTCAGCCGCCATGGTTTCCTCCTCGACGGCCTCTTCGGCCGCGATGGCGACGCTGGTCTCCGCGTCAGCGCCCAAGGTGACAAACGAGACCTCGCGGAGAGCGGAGGCCCTTACGATGCGGACAGGCCCCATGTGGGTCTGCCCGTTTGCGGCGGCGACGGCGTCGGCGTCGACCTTCTGGTGGCGGCGGACGTCGGCGCCGACACTGGCCTGCCAGGCGTAGCCTCGCTCGGCCAGGGCGAGCACCTGGCGGGCCGTGTCGGTGTCGGCCATGATCTCGCCCTCGACGATCAGCTTGGATCCCTCGACGCGGACGCTGTCCGTCTGCCCGAGGATCGACCCGAGCCCGTAGTCGTGACCGAGAACGATCGGGATACGCTGCTTGGTTTGCATGCCGGCCAGGTCGATCACGACCGGCTCGCGGCTCCAGCCCTGACGGATCGGAGCGCCGGTGTAGGCCTCGATCGTGAACCGACGCGGGGAGGCCGCAGCCTCGCCATCGGCGGCCTGGAGAAACGTCACGCTGGTGTCGAGTTTCAGAGTGTTCATAGGAAGTCGATCAGCTCCTCGAGGTCCTCGTCGTGGTCGAAGTCGTCCACGTCACGCCTCCTGTGGATTGCCCTCCTGCATGGGCTGCGCCGCACCACCCAGGTCGATCGGCAGCCCCAGCTCACGCATCAGCTCCAGCTCGGCCGCACGCTGCCGCAGCTCGACGTCCCACCGCTTGCCCTGGCGGGCGTACTCGCTCGCGAGCGTCGTCGTGTGCGTACGCAACCGCACCTCGGCAGCCGACGCCTCCTTGCCGGGGTCGACGTGCTCGCGGCCGTCCCAGACCCAAGCCCAGTTCCACTCCGAGAACGGCGGAAGGCCGTCCGGGATGACGCCGGCCAGGCTGGCCTCGTTGACCCACGCGGCCAGCACGCGGTCGAGGCAGACCCGCTCGAGCTGGTCGCGGTCGACGCGCTGCATCAGGCCGTAGACCTGGTGGTCCATGCGGCCACTGGCGTAGTTGTAGGACGAGCTGTCGAGCGCGGCGACGTTGTACGGCAGCTGCATGCAGCGGGCGATCTCGTTGAGGATCTCGCGCTTGAAGTCCTTGTAGGTGCTCGTCGGCTGCTCGGCCTTGAGCTGCGAGATGTCCCAGCCTTCCGGCAGGGTCACGAGGCTGCGCTTGCGGATCTCCATCTCGGCGAACGCGTCGACCTCGTCCACCTCGGCGGCCGGACTGTTCGAATGAATGAACGCCGCGAAATCCGCGGCCGTCTCAGCGGCCGCAATCACGGCCTCGGTGTACCGACGCAGCTGGCCGAAGAGCCGGAGCGCGGGTGCCACCTCGGGCATGCCGCGGTTCTGGCCGGGACGCTGCCGGCGGAACCAGTGGATGACCGCTGCTGCCGGCACGCGCTGGAACTGCAGGTTGTTTACGCGGTAGTTGCTGCCCGGGTGGAAGTTGAGCACCTGGTAGGCAACCACGTTGCCGGTGGCGTCAAACTCCAGACCGTCGACCGTGTTGCCCTCGGGCGTGATCGTCTGCCGCATCAGCTCGGTCGGGGTTGCGACCATCTCGGCCTCGACGAGCCGCAGGTCCAACTGCACGCCCGGCAGGCGGGCGTTGTTGACCATCAGTGCGAACGCCTCGCCGTCGACGACGAGCGCCTCGCGCATCGTCCTGAGCTTCGCCGGCAGGTCGATCGTCGTGCCCCAGTCGTAGAACGCCCGCTCGACGACACGCGCGGCGTCGTCCTGGACGTCGAGCTGCAGCCGCGGGCCGGTGCCGACCAGGTCGCTTGCGAGCGTGGCCGAGATGCCGGCCAGGTACGAGTTGTTGTTGCGCTCATACCTCGCGCGGTTGCGGATCGTGCGACGCACGACCGGCGAAAGCTGCGCGTCGGCAGAGAATGCGTCCGCGACCTGCCAGTGCTTGTAGTCGTCGCCCAGCTGCGACGCCTCGTACCGCCCGCGCACGACCGGAGCCGCGACGGGGCGCGGCTTGGCCTTGGCACGGAAGAAGTCGAGGAATGCCATCAGGAGTACGGCGATGGTGTGAGCTGGTTAAACCGCAGGCCACGCCTCGAGGTCGATGCGGCCGCCTTGCCTGTCAGGTACTTGTCCGCGGCGATCTGGTCCTGGATGGACTGCGCCTCTACCTCGCCGGCGTCCGTGCGGACGCGCTTGGGGCCGGTGGCGGTGTCTTCGATGGCCTGCTCGATGGCGTCGCTCATAGTGGCGACGATAGAGCGCGCGCGAGCGCAGACCGCAGGGGGTGTGGCCTACTTGGCAGCCATAGCCAGGCCGATGTTGGCCAGCGCGTAGCCGGCCCACGCGATGGCCATGCCGGTGCTGCCCTTCGACCACTGGTCGCAGGCCACCGCGAGGTAGACGACGCCGACGCCGAGGATGAGCGGAGCGGACATGGTGCTGCTGCGTGTTACGTAGTTTCACCAAAAACGACCACGGCGGGTTCGGCGTGCCGGATTATCGGGCCGGTGCCTGCCCGCCGGGGTCGCTGTTCGATGGCGATCTCACTGAACCGTTTCGCTGCCTTCTTGTGAACCGTTTCGCGGATCGCCTTGTGTGCGGCATATTCTGAACATCAACCGCCGCTCGTCGTCGGTCATCTCGCAGCACAGACGAGCCAGCACCGACGACAGCGCCTCGCGCTCCGCGTCGGTGAGCCGCAGCCGCTCGATCTCGTTTGCCGCCTGGTCCATCAGGTCGCTCGCCGGTGCGGCGTTCACGTCGTGCGTCCACCGGCGCAGGCGGGTCACGATGTCGGTCATGCACCCATCCTCCGCAGCTCGATCTTGCGGACTGGTGCCGTCGGGATGGTGACCTTGCGGCGATGGTTTCTCGGCGTGTTCACGCCCACCGCCGTCACGCCGGCGTAGCTGGCCGCCACGGCCGCACCCACCACGCAGTCGAGCCAGTGGTTGTCACGGCCTGGCAGCGTCCGCCACTCGTCAACGACACGGCCGCGTGCCTCAGTGCGCACTGGGTACTCGGCGGCCAAGTGCTCGAGCAGCATGGCGTGGTCGCCGGCGTGAATTGTGAACGCCTGCGGGTCGGCGGCCGGCAGCTTCAGCCGCGCCGCAATCAGTGTCTTCCAGGCGTTGGTGTCGTAGAGCACGTGTCGCTGCTTTTGGATCGTCGACGTCCGCCAGTTGCTGCCGACGCGCTCGCCGCGGTCAGGCCGCTTGTCCGACAAGGTCGAGCCGGACGCACCGACAAACCGGCCGTGGCTTGGCAGCACGCGTGGACCGTAGGTTGACCGCCTGGCGAAGTCACGCACCACGCCCTGCGTCTGCGCCCAATTGGCGTCGACCATGACCTGCGAGATCCGCAGCACCGCGTCGTCCGTCTCGCGTGCGAACTCGCGGTCCAAGAGCATGGCGGCCACCTCCGCCAACGCCTGGTTGGTGGCGGCCTCGAGCGACGAGAGCTTCGTCACCGTCTGCATGGTGCGGCGGATGTCACGGAGTGTGAAATACGCGCGGTTCTGCTCCGGCCACGTGCCGTAGGCCACGAGGTGGCCACGGAACTGGTGACCCCACGCCGCCACCGCCCAGTAGAGCGCCTTTTCCTGCACGTCGATGAATGCCGTCAGCGTGTCGAGCTGCCCGGGCACCACCCACCTGGCCACCTCGACGACGTTGCTCCGCACGTCCTCGCTGGTGATCGCGTTGGTCTGCGCCTCCTGACGCAGCGGCTGGTTTTGGTACTCCGACGCGAACACGTCCGGGCCGTCGTCGATGAACGCGTTGTAGGCGTGCTGGATTGCGGACTGCTCCCGCTCCGGGTCGTAGCAGCTCTCCCACGACACCTGGCAGCCGGCGTCCATCGCCTCGCGGTGGTCGCGGTAGTACGCGTCGGCCTCGGCCCACGCGCGGGCCTGGTCCCCTGGCGTGTCCTTGTCGAACGTCACCCGCAGCTCGCGGTACCGGCCGAGCCAGTCGTCCTCGTGGCGGTCCGCCCACTGCTTGACCATGGCGATCCGCTCGCCCTGCCACGCTGGGTACCTCTTCGTGTCGAGCAGCTGGTCGACCATGTCGTCGTGCTGGATGACCGTGGCGTTGACCACGCACGCGATGCTCGACCTGTGGCCGGCCAACTTCATCACCGATTTCGACAGGATCTCCAGCCGCTTGCTGCACTGCATCGGGCTGGCGGCGCTCTCGCGGGTCTGCGGGTCGTCGACGATGACGAAGTCGGGACGCAGCTGCGAGCCGTCGGGGCTCTTGTGACGCAGGCCGAGGATCGAGCCGGTCAGGCCGCGGGACATCACGATCGAGCCGGACGCCACCGAGCCAGGGATCGTCGGCATGACGATCGAGTCCGCCTGCCAGCGGATGTGCGTCTGCTCGCCCTGGTGCGTCTGGGAGTTGCACCGCTGCACCTTGCCCTCGAGCGCGCGGATCGCGTGACACACCTCCGGGAAGTCGTCGTGCAGTAGGTCGTTCTCGGCCAGTTCGAGCTTGACGCTGGCGATGGCCTTGGCTGCCAGTCCGCCTTCGCCGGCAAAGATCGCGCAGAACCGACGGTGCCCATACAGCGTCGCCCAGATGATCGCGTTCTCGCTAATCGTTGACTTGGCGAAGCCGCGGTAGACCGCGTTGACGAACCGGCCGCCGCCGATGATGCAACCTTGAATCCGCTCGATGACGCGTCGGTGGTCTGGGCTGAACGGAGTCAGGCCCGTCGACATCGGGAAGTACGTGATCAAAAAACGCTCGAGGTCGAGCCGGCAGGCGGCGCGGCGCGCTGGATCGACGACGCCGGGCACCTCGCCGATGTCGCTGCCAAGACGTGTCCGCTCGCGGGACCGCTCGATGTCCTGGCGGCGCTTGGCGTCGGTGGCTGGCGGAGTTTGTGGCATTCGGGAGAGAGTCGACGAAAACGAGGA